GAGACGGACTATGATGGATTCACGGATAATTCAACGTCTTCGTCTTCAACGCCGAATCAGGAACAGGTTGACACGAGCAACGTTGACCGTCAGCAGATTTAACGATGGGATGGAGTGACGAATCTGAAATCGAGGATACCGACAATAATGACACAGAGAGCGAAGTTAATGACAAAGACGATGGAAACCATTCGGAGGGTGAAGAAATGGTAGAGAGTGGAGGTAATGCCGAATCTAATGACTCAGATTTCGATGTGAGCGGTCTTGCTCCGAGTGCGATGGACGTTGGTGAAGCGTCGGAGAAAGAACACCAATGGAAGATTATGGCATGGTCCGACGAGGGACAGGGTAAGACCCACTTCGGTTATACCATGCCTGAACCTGTGTGTATCATCGATACCGAGAATAAGGCCGATGATATTGCCCACAAGTTCTCGGATAAAGACGTATTTATTTGGCAACCGTCTGACTTCGATGAGGCTGTCGAACACCGAGATGAGGCGTTAAGTCTTCTTTCGGAGTATCAGTCACAAACTGGTCAGAATGGGACGTTGGCAGTCGATTCAATGGCCGTGATGTGGGAATGGAGTCAGTATAAGTATATCGATGAGTGGTATCCCAACACGCCACCGGATAAAGTGAATCTTGATCTTCAGGATTGGCCCAAGATTAAGGATTACCACAACAAGACATTCCGGAAGCCAATTGAAGAGTGCGATTTCAACGTTTATTGGACTTCCACACGGAAGGACGACGTTGGTGCTGCTATTGAGAATGATGCTGATGAGACACCCGATAAGCCGGGTGGAGAAACGAACAACGCTTACAAGGTTAACTCAATCGTTCGTCTCTATCTCAATAGTAATGGTGTCCCCGTTGGCGACCTACAGAAGAGTGGACTTGTTCGATTCAAGTATCTTGGATTGACTCGTCCCACTTTTGAGAAGCATCAAGAAATTGTAAATGAAATTGAAGATATTGAAGCGAGCGGCGCTTCAACAGTCCGAGAAGTTGATGAAGCGTTTGACTTAGACTACGATGTGAGTTTCACCGAAGCAAACACGATGAGGTACATTCAATGACAATTGATTATCCCGGTTCGACGGAGGTGGTAAAGGAACAGTCGCCATTAGAAAGTTCAATGTTCTTTGATGGTGAAGAACATGACGTGGCGATTGAACTAATGGATGATATTGCGCTATTAGAGTTTGATGAACCACTTGAGTTTTCCATTGTGGCAACTCACGATGATTGGGGAGAACACGAGATGATGATTGAGCTTGAACACTTGGAGGTAGATGTGGAATGAGTGATTACACGTATCCGGGTTCGACTAAGGTGAAGAGCGGGTGGGAAGACAACCTGCCTGAATATATGGAAATCCGAGATGTAGATGGTGCTGATTATGTAATCGCTGATATGGATGATACAGTCCAAGAAACCGTTGATAGGTATTATGACGACGAATATTATCGGGCCGTTGTAAATGCTGTCATGGATTCGCGTGGTGGTGGGATGTTTGTTGATGATTTCGTTGAATATTCAATGGAGGATGAAAATAATGAGGCGTTTGGTGCTTCCGTTGAAGAAGTGGAGGAACGACTATGAGCGAAGAAGTCCTCAAGGGACGGTTTGAGACTACGAGAGGCAACCTCGCTAAGACGCTCAAGTGGGCGTCTGCTCCATTCGATGAACGATATGACCAAGCGTGGGTTAACCTCCAAGACGATGAACTGAACACGGTTGCTAATGCCGGAGAGTCTGTTGTGGCATACAACACACTTGAAGATCCGTTCATTCAAGAGGTAGAGTTACACAACTCTATTGATGATTCTGCTGGACTTGAAGCAGTTCTGAATGTTCCGACGACTGAACAGTACCTTGACTTCGTTGGTGGTGAACGAGTTACTGTTGAGTTTTATGGGCTTGAGAATGAACGTGGATGTACTCGGATGACGCTTGATGGAGACTTGACGGCCACGTTCTATCTGCCTTCATCCGAATCCGATTACGAGAGCAAGGCACTTCAGGTCGTCAATCGGTATAATGATGAGAATGAATGGATTACGGCAAGTGAAGATACTCTCTCTACCTCGTTCCGAACACGAGTGGATCAGTTTGAGAAGATTGTTGAGGCAAAGGAGTTTGAGAGTCTTGCGCTCTCCACGTATCCTGTCGTTGTTGAGGATGGAGAGTTTAGACTTGACGCGACTGACGATAACGAACGAGATAGTATTTCTGGTGCGTTATGGGCTGAAGATGTTGAAGGCCCCGACGTAGAGAATTACTATACTCGTGGGTTCGCTGAACTGTTCGGCAACATCGGTGGCGAAGTTGATGTTATGACTGAACAGGACTCACTCATTACGGTTGTTCGTGAGAACGATGATGAGACAATCTGCCTGAGATACAGCGTACTCCCTGCCGTATAGAGTAGCGTAACAGTTTTACGTCCATGCGGCTTCTTTGTCTGTATGGACGCTTCACAACGGATACTGTATGGAGACTTTCCACGGTGTGTGGGAAGCTCTAATAATGGCACTATCCGACAACACTTCGTACATTCTCCAAGTGAGTGGAAACTATGGTTTGATAAACTAAAACAACAACGGAATATGTATACTTCAATTTGCCGTTTCCGTTCTGATATGCGTCCCATTCTTGATAAGATTCCGTTTGATCTTGATTCTCCAATGAAAGATAGTGTGTTTGATTCTGATGTATCTGACTTGGAGAAGGTACGGTTGATGCGAGAGGATGAGACGTTGGCAGAAGAAGTTCTTGACGTTGTATGGGATGATGCTCAGAAGTTAATGAGTCGGTGTTTAGACGAGAACATTCCTGCTATTGGTGTCTTTTCGGGACTTGGTGTTCATATTCATTTGTTGTATCAAGAAGAGGTTGAACCGACGAAACAGAAAGTGAGTACGTCGCAATGGTTAATAGACGAGTGCGATTTAGTGAGTCACGATATTAGTATAATTACAGATACACGGCGGATTCTCCGCGTTCCAAACTCCAAACGTGTCTCTGAGGAAGGCGATGCTGAAGTTTGGTGTATTCCTATGACAGAGAAAGAGATTCTGAATAATAGCATCCATGACGTTTTAGAACGTACTAAAAACCCAAAGCGGATAGAGTATAAAGACAAATATGAACCTACAAACAGACCAGAGATGGAGGTTAAAGAAGGATACGAAGAAGTAGAACACGATACTGCTGGTACTGTTCCACTTGATGATGCTATTGGTTCAACTGAACTTGATTCGTTAGAAGAAGAAATGGTGAGAGACAGTCTTCCCCTGCCTTGTGTTGAAGAACGATTCTTCAGTTCAAATCCGCATCACATGATCAGATTCTCGGGTGTCGCATTACTTTACAGCGCGGGATATACACCCACAGAGGTACAACAGATAATCGCTAATATTGGATGGGTTGATTACGATAGACAAATTACGAAGAAGATGACTGAACAAATATGGAATAGGAAGTATTCTGAACTTCCTTGTCATAAACTTCAGTCGCTTGGACTTTGTGTTCACTCACCTGAATTTGAAGAATACGGCGATGAACCAAAGGATTGCGAAACATATAAATGGACAAGCGGCGAAGCAAGTTATGGGATATAATAATGTCCAATGTCCGAGCGGTTGTCCTTGACGAGAAGAAGTCGGTAGAGATGGGGTATGAAACCGCCGAGATGAAGAGTGTGGTTGAAGATGTAGAAGGCGAGAGTGTGTTCGTTAATGCCGATGCTATCTCAATGGCAAAGGTTGTAGGAATCGTTACTGAGACATACTACGAGAACGCGACTGGACTTGTTGTGGAGTGCGATATTGTTGATGATGATGTAGAGGAGCTTATTGAGATGGATCTTGTTCAGATTGCCCCACGTCTTATCGTGAATGAGTTTACTGATTACTACCTTGAAGATATTGATGGACTATTCACTACGTCTGATCCTGAGTATGTTGTCGGAGAAACAGAGGTAATAGAATGAGAGAAGGACTTAGTTACGATGATGTTTTGATTGAGCCACGCCGTTCCGATGTAGAATCACGTTCGGATGTTGATATATCTACAGAGATTCTACCGGGTATTGAGATTGACGTTCCGTTAATCTCAGCACCAATGGATTCGGTTACAGGTTCACGGATGGCTCAAGAGATGAGTGATGTTGGTGGTGTTGGCATTATTCATCGATTTTGTGAACCTGAAGAACAGGTACGAATGGTGTCTGAGGTTGATGGAATGGTTGGTGCTTCTATTGGACTTGGTAATGGAGGGTTAGAGAGAACAAACCGTGTCCTTGATGCTGGCGCTGATTTTGTTTGTGTTGATGTTGCTCATGGACATTTGGAAAAGACGTTGGACTTCGTTGAAGAGTTTGATGGGATTTTTGATGTTCCTCTGATGGTTGGTAATGTCGCCACCCACCTCGGCGCTGAAGAACTATACTATTCTGGTGCTGATTGTGTAAAGGTCGGAGTTGGGCCGGGCAGCCATTGTGTTACTCGTGAGAAGACAGGAATTGGAGTCCCACAATTTACTGCTGTCCGAAGTACAGAGCATACGAAGCCAAATATCATTGCTGATGGAGGAATTAGAAAACCGGGAGACGCAGTAAAGGCACTCATGGGAGGTGCCAATGCTGTAATGATGGGTGGAGAATTGGGACGCTGCTTGGAGTCTCCTGAAGATGATGTATGGGGCATGGCTTCCGAGAAAGGCAAAGAGCAGTCTGGTTCAGAGGGTTATATCGAAGGAGCAGAGTCAGAAGTTGATCAGCAACCACTTATGAAGGATGTAGTCCAAGAATATGAGGATGGAATCCGTTCGGGTTTGAGTTATCTTGGTGGGCACACGATTGAAGAAGCACGGGAGAACGTGTCGTTTATTCAAATTACACCGGCAACCGAACGACGCAACGGCGCGTTTATCGAGTAGCGAAAGTCTTTTTACCATCGGTCATATACGGATGAATGGGTGAAAGAAAATGCTCGCAAGGTCTAACGTTCTCCGTATGGATATCGCGTTAGACTACATTCACCCTATTCTGAGGGCGTGTAGGCCGACTGGTAAGGTAGTGCGCTTAAGACGCACCTGTGTAGACACAAGGAGGATCGTAACCTCCCACGTCCATGAATACACGATGATGTTTGCCGCGACAGATGGTATTGGAGAGCCAAGCCGCCTTGAGAGCGGTTTTCCGAGAGGGATTCCAAGTTCGAATCTTGGTCGCGGAGTTGATGTTAACAAAAAGTTCCAAACGTTTATAAGTGATTGGAACAATTGGTTTACACGGGCCTGTAGCTTAGTCCGGTTAAAGCAGCGCGCTCATAACGCGCTGATCCTCGGTTCGAATCCGAGTAGGCCCATTGGACCGTTGGCGTACAACCTGCTCTGTGGTGCTGGAAGCACAGAAATAGACACAACAGGTGAGCGAAACGGTAGAGTCCTAACGGTCCTTCGCGTGCCAACCGAGCATGGGTGGTCCATGCACCGACCTTGTAAGTCGGATTTCTTCGGTTCAAATCCGAAGGTTGGCTTGAGCCGAGATGATAACTCGGTAGAGGCCATATCACCATGCCTGTACTAATCCAATCGTGGAGTAGTGGTCTACGATTGAATGATGGACTGAACTATGGGACTTGGGCTGATAGAGTATATCA